TCAGAAGATCTTGGATAGGTCTTCGTAGAAGTACCGCCATCCATGTCGCACTTGAAGGAAATAGAGTCATTATCGAACTTGATAAAGTCGCCATCATGAATAAGTCTGCCGCCAGGTACAACTGTAACGGTCATTATTCCAGCATTTGCGTCATAAACTGCACCATTTACAGTTTGAGTATCAATTGTAGTGCGTGGATATGCGTGAGATGAAATATAACTATCATTAGCACAACGGAAAATGAGTGATCCAGTCGCCAACTTAATTGAAGTTTGTGCTGCTAATCCATGCTGACCAATGTTAAGATCAAGGAATCCAGTACTAGGTGTATAAGTTGCAGTAGTAACACTATAATTAACAGTAGGTGATGTACCTACATTGAATCTAACATTTGTTGCTGTAGTAGAAGCAACAGAAATAGCAGTATCATAATAAGGGTCAGTTACTCTAGGATATGAATGCTCAGTTACCATTCCATCCATAGAACACGCAAAGTTAAGAGAAGAATCTTTAAACTTAGCTGATGTCCCAGTCACAAAGTTATGATTTGGAATTACCAAATCCAAAATACCTGTAGAAGGAGTATATGTGGCATCAGTTGGTGTATAACCAACATTAGTAGTAATACCAACGAATACATCAAATGTATTTGGTGTTACGGCACGAACTTCTAAGAACTTGTCATTTACAGGATCAGATGCTCTTGGATATACATGATTGCTATACTGACCATCCATCTCACAAGTAAATGTAAGAGATCCAGTAGCAATACCAATTAGATTTGGATCAGTAAAGTTATGGTCACCATCTGTAATAATTGTACCTATACCACTTGCGTAGTCATAAACAAAGGAAGTAATTCCTACTGTGCTACCATATCCAATACCAGACTTGCCGACATTAATAGTAATACTATCTGAAGTAGTTGTAGCAGTGCCAGTCTTATTATGGAAAGGATCAGTTAATCTAGGATATGCATGATATGTTGCATAACCATCCTTATCACAACTCATAGTAACTGACTCTGTAGCAAGTCCAATAATATTGTTATTGGCATATACTAGACCCACAGCAGTAGATCCGATAGATAATGTCATCGCACCTGTCAATGCGTTATACCTAGCATCAGATACATCTGCATAGACTAGGGTAGAAATACCAACATTCAAACTAAACGCAGTAGTTGAAGTAGTTGTTATACCAGTTGTTACACCGCTAATTGGGTCAGTGCTACGAGGATAAGTATGCTGAGTAGCATGATTATCTCTAGAGCAAGTATATGTAAGTGAATTTGCGTCAAGAGTAATAGTATCACCAGTAGTCATACCATGAGCAGTACCGAATGATAATGTTAATACACCAGTACTTGCGTCATAAGTAGATCCATTTGGACTCTTCTGATTACCTGATTCTGCACCACTTTGGACATTGACCGCATTAGTTGCAGTACCACCAGCCCAAGTATGAACATAATCACCACCCATAATTAGAGCATTGGAAGTAGCACTTCTGAATATGTGCTTATAACCAATACACTCTAATTGCATATCTTCTACTTTAACTGGATCTTCTAAATTAAGTCCATGAGGTCCAACTGTAGTGACCTCCATGATTCCAGTCTTCTCGTTATACCAAGCAGTCTGGATACCAGTCTTTCTTCCTGCTGTAGGAACACCAACTATACTTGTTATCTGTCCAGCAGTATTAGTAATTGCTCTTACATCTGCACCAATGAAAGGAGCATATCCTCTACCTGGAGTAGATGCAACAGAAATTATGATACCACCTCTAGGTAATTGGTTTTCATTAATATCCCCAACATCTATTATCGGCGTGTCATATCCAAAGGAACTAATACCAGTAAATACAACGCTACTAATTCCTGCAGTTTCTTCAATCTTAAAGTTTGAATCTACATTATTCTCACTATATGGTGCTTGGAAAATATTATTAATGAATAGTACACCATTACCACCAGTTGAACCAATACCAGTTACCGCTACTCCGATAGATGTTAATGGGTAAGCAGTCTCCAGTCCATCAAACTGTTCTGATAAATCATCAAATACTTGGTTCTTAGAGTAATCCTGTCTTAGGAATGTTCTACCGCCAAATGATGCTCTAGCATATGGTAAGTTAGCTTCATTGATAATACCTAAGTCACCACCAAGAGGTGCTTGAGAGAAATGAATCTTACTATCTAAGATTTGGAATGATCCTCTAAAGAGTCTAGCTGTCTCTCCTGCAGCGTGTGCAGTAGCAGCACTACCAATTGCTCCTCTTTCTACTTCTACTAATGTCCAAGTACCAATACCAACAGCAGGACCAATAGTAGTTGTACCAAATCCAACAGTTCTTACAATAGAATACTCATCTTCTATCTTAAGGAAATCACCAGATTGGATAGATGAAATACCACTAAGGACAAATGCTGTTACAAAACCAGCAACAGGAACCTCAAGATCATAACTCATTGCGGTGTAAGAAATTGGTTTCTGTACAAGACCGCTAATAGAGATCATAGACTTAGAATCTCTCTTTCTCATCGAGAACCGATGCTTGTTACCAGCACCAGATCCAGCAAGGAATGTTACCGCAAAACCTGCTTTTGCATCACTTTCAGTCAATGCAATCCTGTATTGTTGGTTATTATCCTTAATAGTATAAACTTCTGAAGGAAGATATCCAGTTGCACCTGCACCAGTACGATAAACAAGAGCAGTTCCACCAATACCTATTAAGTTGGAATCTGGTTTGTATGTTAGTTGCTCATAGTTTGAGAAGAAATGTCTCTGATTGAATACACCAGTAGAACGAGTTAATTCTGTAGGATTAGAAATATTAGTCTCACGAGCATAAACTGGTACTCCTCTATAAGTTAAATCAAAGGATTTAATATTTCTGTTATTAATACCAAGATATACATTCTGAGCAACATTTTCATATACCTGACCATAATTAATTTCACCAATACCATCTATAGTACCATTGTTATCAAGTATCTTATATAATACTTCGTTATATGAAGTTATACTAACTATACCTGAAACTGATGGATGGAATTCAATTCCATAAGTACCATCAGATCTATAAGTTGTTCCAAATGAACCTATTCCAGCTGTAGTACCAACAGCAGCTATAGGAGTCTCACTGATCCAACTCATACTCTTCTCTGGATCAGATAGTAAGTATACCTGATGTAAAGATTGTGTTGCTCCGTAAGAAACATGAACTGTTGATTTACATGAAAGATCAGTAAGACTAGTTAATCCAACAACAGTAGCAATACCAGCTTTAGATTGACTTGTTGTCTCTAATCTTCCAGATCTTTCAGTACCATCTGGTGTAAATGGTATCTTAAACCTATAAGTAGAAGTATTTCCAAGAGTAGCAGGATCAACAATAATAGACTTATACTTAATATCTACTGTATTAGAACGACCATTTTCAAAGTCAAATTTAACCAATCCACCTTCAATCTTAGATGTGACTGTACCAATAAAGTTAGGATTAGAAAGACCACTCAAATTCTGTTTTGAGTTAAATGCGGCTAGTTCAGTCAAATATGTATCGACACCATCATGCATCACTGCATATTCTAGATAATCAACTTGTTTCGCTAAATTTGATCCAGGATTATCAATAACTACCATTTGAACAAAAGCAGCTTTTGAAGATGAAGTGGATATCCCAAAAACATTAGTTGTTACAGAACCTGTAATTGTACTTCCTGCAGCAACCTGTGACATTCCACCTTCCAACCTAACATGACCAAATGCAGTTGTACCAACACCTACAGAATCAGCAAAATTAGTCTGTAAAGATTTAACATCGTAATTAGTGTCAAATGGCTCATTAGGACGGAATATTAATTGCGTCTTAGATAATCCAAGTGAATAAGCAGTATCAAATGTTCCATATCCAGTTCCAAGACCAACGACTCCATTCCAATTATACATTTCCTGCTTTTGAAGCATATATGTGTCATTATCAACTGTTACAGATATAATGTCATTTAACTGATAATGGTTCTTAGCAGGGTCTTCTGCTTGATGAACAGTTTGTACTAACCATCTTTGCCAGAATCTACCTGCAGGATATTGAGCAACTGCTCTAAAGTCACTCAAATCGTTAGACTCATTAGAAACAAATTTATTACTAATATCATCAAGATTCAAAACTCTATTCGTCTTGTTTAAGATAAAGTCAGAAAGTCTAGTAGTTCTTAATTCTACAAACTTAGAAATACTTCCTTGTGATTCAAAATCTCTTGCTAAGTCGAAAGGATATATTGAATCAACCCTAAGTGGATCTCCTTGGAAATCAAGAACTAAACCACCAGCATCTTCTGCAGGACTATTAGTTTCACCAGGATTACCTTTTGCAATAACTTCTGTATTGGCAAAGTTCTTAAGTCCAGATGGGTGTACGATATCGTTGATATATGTTACTAATTCAGCATAAGTCTTTTCACTCTCAATAGCATAAGACATATTCTGGAAATAGTCATTATCAGCGATTACTTGATTAGTATCGTTAATAAGTCCAATATTATCTCTCCAACCAACTAATGTCTTAACAGAAGACGCAATATCAAAACTACCATTAAATTCAGTTATATCAATGACTCTACATGATGAACCACTTAATTTACCAGTCAATACATCAGTTACTTCAATAGGTTCAGCACCACTAATAATAATTTTAGCTGCATTAGCATCTATGAAATCTAACCTAATATCTGCGGTAGCATCGTCATTTTTTCTAAATGGTTCGTTTTGGATAAACGCTGAAGCACCTTTAACAACTTCAAACTGAGCTAGGTATTGTGCTTGTGTTAGTTGACCAAATCCAAAAGTAACAGTTGCTCCAGTACCAGGATTTGTAGAAACACCAGATAAATCGAATGTAACTTGTCTTGGGTTAACAGCATCATTATAATCAGAAACTACAAATGGTTGGAATTTATAGTCACCTGAGTTAAATCCATCACCATCTCCATTAGAATTAATACCTTCAACTAAAAGAGAATCACCAACTTGAATTGGTTCAACTGTATACCCCAAAACAGGAGTAGTTATTTTACATGTAAGTGAAGTACCAGTATTATCAGCACTTATTATACTAAGACCATTACTATTCCTAATAGGAGCAACTCCATAGTCATTATTAGAAAGACCAATAGGAGGAACAGAGACAATTGCACTAGTAACAGCAGAGTCACTCAATTCACAAGTTATAAGTCCATTATCTACAATTTCGCCCGTTGATTTATCATATAGTGCTAATGCAGGTGCATTGATATAGAACTTACCACCATTAATAACTTTAACCTCATCGATAGTCGCAAAACTGTCTATTTGAACAACTCTAGGTACAAAAGCGTCTGGTTTAAGAGTATTGTCAGATGGATATCCATAAACATCATCTGGCACGGTCATAGCCGCTAATTTATTAATTTTAACCGAATTAGCAATTAATACGCCATTTTCACCATTACCAGAAATACTTGTTATTCCAGGAAGTCTGTCATATCCAACTCCAGGATTAGCAACCCTTACAGAGGCAATTCCTCCTGTAGCATTAGCGGAATTTGTAGTATATGCTAATTCACTACAATCAGCACTAGTATAGATTAAAGTCTCTGGCTTATACTTTAAATTGATTTGGAAGGTTGTAGATCCAGTACTTGTAATAGTATAGTCATCAGTAAACAAACTATCGACAGGTTTAATCTGATTACCATTAAATACCGTAGTATCAGCAGTAGTAACCCCTGTTTTGCTAAAGAGGTTATAATAGATGATTGCAGGTTTAGTATCAGAATGTTTTAGAGTAATCTTAGGATGATAGATGGAATCAAATAAAGTTGACCCAATACCAACAGTTGCCTCTGTATGAACACCAACAACTTCAAATCCAAGACTTGTACCTGATCCAACGAACTCATTAAAGAAATTATTGTCATAATAGAACTTGATATCGTAATTCGTCATTGTCGAATCACTCATATCCAAAACAAGGTCATTATTCTTAAATGGCCTTAATTGTGGATTTATTGGATTAAGAGTTTGTCCAGAACCGCCCTGACTGAGAATATTAACTACATTTGGAGTTCCTATAGTCTCTTTAAAGGTATTTGCAAGTTGTAGAGTATTATCATCAATTTTTACAACATAATACTCTCTTTGACTGATTCCCTGAGGTAAATTGCTTCCATAATACAAAACTCTATCACCAGTAATTAATCCATGCAAAGAAGCAGTTATTCTGTCACTAGTGGTATTAATTCCAGCAGAATCCAAAGAAATTGGGTTAGCAATCAAATAATCATTAATAACCTTTAGAGAAACATAAGTTGTTGATCCAATACCAGTAGCAAGTCCAGGTTTAACGATAAGATTGATTTTATCTTCATTTCCCAATTCATGATCAGATGCAGTCTGAATTGTTCCTGTTATTTTCTGTATAGTTCCAGTTACTTGCTTATCTGGTTGTGTCTCGAATAAAAAGTCCTTTGCACTAGTAGGATAACTAACAAACCAAAGATCCTTTGAAGTTTTAGTGGTTTTTATACCAATAGTATCATTTGTCTTCTTAGTTATATAAACCGTGGTATTATTCGTTATATTGAATGTTCCAGTCCACGCATCAGTAGTAGCAACAGAAATATTGGTTCCTGCAGGAGGACTAACAAATTTAATAGCATCATTTGTATTCAGACCATGCTCAGGCCAATAAATCGTTTGAACTAACTGTGATCTGGTAGTAGTAATACCAAGATACTGATAATTGTTGGATACTGATTGTCCTGGAGTTGTACCAACACCCACTACCTCATGAGGGTCAAAGAAGTACTTTTTATTTGAATCTGACTTAAATTTAGTCGTTTCTACTGGAATTTCAATTTGACTTGCAAAATATGTTATTCCAAGTCCGATAAGACCAGAAGTAGATACCCCAAGTGATCTACGAATTCTTAATACTCCGTCATCTCTGAAAACATCGAGAATTTTAGCAGTTTCTGTTCCAATTCCAACAGTTGTCCCAATTCCAACATTACTTGGAGTGACAGTTGAAAATCCAATCGTATTACCAACAGAAACAGTGTGTGGGATGTACTGTACTCTAATATCAGTAACAAGTCCGACAAATCCATCATCTAAAAGTCTAGTTGTGATATTTAAAGAACTTATCTGATGAGAATCGTTTAATTTAACAACACTTGTCGATAAACCAGTAATTTCAACATAATTATCTAAATTCAATGAATGTGATGGGTCAAAATAACCAGTAACTGACTTATCACCCCATTCAAAGACAACATCATCATATTTCTGAAATTCTGTCTCTATTTTATTTACAGATTTACCAGTTATCCTGTTTATATAAGCAGTTACACCATTTCCACCAGTACCGTCATTATTAAAGTTAATTTTAGCACCTGTAGTATATCCTGATCCAGGATTGGATATGGTAAACCCATCAACTTCCCCTGACTCAATTCTGTCTGGATATGCTACATTAGGAATCTTTTTATATGGTTGATATACAAAATCATATCCAATTCCATCCCCAAACATACCATATGGGAATGTATTACGAACTAATTTAGAATTTTCAAAATCAAAATCCTGCTGCCTTATCTTTTTACCTAAAATAGTATTTTCTTGTACTGGAATTCCTCTATAAGTATCTCCAATATAATAAGGGAACTGTGGATCGTTTAATTCATCTACAGCAGCAAAATAAGCATAGACACCTTCTTCAAATTCAGGTGTTTTGCAGAATCTACCATTATGCTCATCTAAATCACCACTTGAATCATAAGAATAGTCCTCAATAAAATATCCTGGTTGATATAAGCTTGTGGGTGGTCTATTTACAACTTTAGTAGTATCAAGCTTATAAGAAGTTTTCAATCTAACAGAAGCTGACTGAATATCATCAATATCTGCTAAACCAAAAGGTCCATAAATCGGACAACCATCATAAGCCCATCCAATGATAGGTGAATGTCCACCACCATTATCGTTAAAGTAATTTCTAACAGTTGCACCATAGGCAACAGATTCTACTGATAACCCACCTTCAACTGGAGCAAGATAATCTCCATTAGTTGTTGTACTTGTGAAATATTTGTTACTTACTAGTCTTCTAACCTTAGTATTGAATGTCGCAGAATCACCAACAGATTTTACTACTACAGATGTTGTAGAAGAAGCATATCCTGTTCCTTGAGTAAGAACCTTAACAGATGATATTGATCTGCCACTCATTACAGCACGAAGTTTAGAACCAGTTGCACTACCAACACCTACTACCTCTAAATCAGGAGGTCCATCATAATCAACACCAGAACTTTGTACAAAAGCATCTATAATTCTTCCATTTACAATGGATAAACCTATTTGCCCAAATTTACCATAATTTACAGAAACTGAAGGTGCTTTTTCAAAATTAATAATATCCGAACCATAATTAAGACCTTTATCATAAAGAATAGTGTCTATTACTTCACCACGAACAATAGGATTAGATACTAGAGTTACAGGTGTATCAGAATCAGTAATAACATTAATATCAACAGTTACAGGTGGATAATAGAAGTCTTGGTATCCAACTCCATGATTTGCTATTCTTACATATTCCTTATTAACAAAATTAGCTCTATTTGGAGTTCTTGTCGTAGCAATACCAGAATAACAAAGTCTAAAAGAATTTTCATCAATCGTTAATACTTGATACTGTGCAGTAGTGCTTAAACCACTAATAGCAGCAGCATTAGTAGAAGTTGATATGCCGTAATGAACTACCTCACCATCTTTAAATCCATGCTTCTCAAACTCAAAAAGATCTCTTAATGTGCTAACTCCTACAGTTGAAATAGATACTCTTCTATTTGTATAGTTACTACCACCATCAATTATATTAACCCTAGAAATTCTTCTCTTAGTATAATAATCCCTAAATGCATGAATACCAGAATTAGAACTCATCGCAGTTGAACCAAATCCAACTGTGTTAACTCCTGCAATAGAATCAGATTTACTCCTAAAAAGTTGGAAAATTGTAGAACTAGTAATACCGATATAGTAAGATTGACCCTCTACTAAACAAGTATCAATACCAGCAGATGTTGCAGTATAAAGACCAACTACATTATTATTATTTGAAGTATAAAGTACCCTATCACCACTCTTAAAGTAGTGATCTCTGTCCATTATAAACCTATCATCCAATTCATCAATATTTCCACCGCTATAGAAAGACTTCGCATTAAATTCAAATTGTCTATAAGATAACTCAGTTATTGCTTGACATTTAGCTCCTCCACCATTTCCACCATGAACATCAACAGATACTACCTTTTTAATCTCAAATTCAACTGGATCGATTAAAACATCAGTAATAGTACCTCCAATTGACAATCTACCAAATGCAGTATTAACTCCACTGGCATTATTCTCAATTACAATTTCTGGAGGATTAAGAACATCATAATTATTACCAGAATTAACAATATCTAATGATTTTAAAGGTCCATAGTAAATATACTTGTCAGACTTGTAATTAGTGATTTCTACACCATTTACAAGCATTCCAGTATTTCCATCAAGAGTTTGCTCAGAAGTAGTCCTTAAATCAGACCCTCTATCTAAATCTTGACCTAAATTGAACTGTTTGAGTGTTCTAGCTGGGAAAATTGATCTTCTTGCTTGTTCTACACGAACAAAGTCATGATATCCAGTAGGAAGGTTTGGTGGACTAAATTCAATCGAAATTCCTGAAGGAATAAAGGATCTTGAAGGATATAACTTAATTTTGTTATCTGGTGATAAAACTTCTACAAAATAAGAGTTTTTATCTAACCCACCAATAGGAGTAGTTCCATCTGCCATGACATATACTACTTCTTCTCCAGTTTTAAATGGAACTGACTGTGGGAAGGAAATAACAGTAAATTTATCAGTTAATGTATTATATCCACTGTATGAACCACTAGAAACACTTGGATTTACTAAAGCCGCATGAATCTTATCGGTATATATTGGATATGAAGGAATAGAGTTAGATGCAACATATGCCTGATTATAAAGAATATTAGTATTCTTTTTATCGAGCATATAGGTGTTAGTGACATCAGATAGTATCTGATTTTGTCCACCAACTATGGGAACTATCGTACTTTCTGCTTTTTTCTGTTTTCTTCTTATATCATAGCTAAGTCCAGGAATAGTTGTGAATGTTCCAGACACACTAATTGAATTATTAGTACCATTAACATAAGTTACCTCTAAAGAAGCCGCAGCAACCGTTTCTGTGTTTCTAACAAGCAATTCTATGGTATCACCGACTCTTAAGCTAGAATCATCGATATTTCCTTTTAAAGTGAAGGTAGAACCACTTAAATCTTCAACTTCATACCTAACACTTGTATTATAGACAAAAGAATTGAAAAATACCTGTTCCCAAGTTTTATTAATAAGAGGATTTGTTATAAACCGCCCTAAGTTTTTAACATTAACTCTAGAGGAGTAAGATAGACCATATAAATCTTCAGCAGACTCAAAATTACGCAAAACACCTGTAATCCTCATCTGCACAGGTTTACTCAAATCATTATTCTCATATCCATAGACTTTAGTTGGTGTATATACAGTTTTAGCAGATGGAATATCTTTTAAAGCAGTTGTAACACCAATAAATTGGTTTACTGTCTTCTCTGCGTAATCTAAAGTCTGAAAAGTACTTTCAGTAGACACACCAACTTCAATAGTACCAGTTTGACCAAATCCTATCGTAGAATCAACTGTAAGAACAGTTGCACCTATACCAATATCACCAATAACCTGTGTTCTACCTGGTACAACGAATGTACCCTGAATTAGATCTCTATCATCATATCCAATAAACACAGAAAGACGATAATAGTCATCTCTAATCTGAACAACCTCAGAAATAGGTCCACTTGCCTCATTTACTAATGAGTTATTGGGAACATTGTTCTGAAAGAGTGTTTGACCTACTAATTTTGCAGGATCTCCTGAAACTGCTTGCACAGCAAAGGATTCTCGTCTTAAATAGTTGGCATAAGACGGTTTAATCAGATATTTCTCAAGATCGTTAATTTTTGGTTCTAAACCAAAGAGTGCTTTAAATAATATTTTAAAAGATTCGTCAGTACCCTTAGCTTCATATAAACTTCTTGCTTCTTTTACAAAATTATTAACATCTAGAGTAGGACTTAGCGGTACACCTTCCAAACCAGGTGAATACATCGCTTTTAATTTATCATATATCTCTGTAAGGAATAATGCACTTAAATTTTGGATTTTAGTACCATTTGCATGTTCTGAAGCAATACTATCAGTCCACTGTAAATTTTTTAAATCACCAGGTGCATGATATGAAGTAATACCACAAAAACCTCTTGTACAACCAGTAAAACTATTAGTTGTTACACCAGTATATGTAATAATCTCATCATCAACCTTTAATAAACCCCACTGCCCAGGAAAACCTTTAGTATTACCATTAATTTCAATTGTCGTATCAGTAATTGATACACTAGACCCAAGTGATACCTCACCAGATATAACTTCTCTTGTTAAATTATCAATTCTAATATATTTGTCAATATTCTCCGAAATATCTACAGGACCACCCTGATATTCTTGGGAAACATAGTATTGCTTTAAAAAGGTTTCCAGTAAAGGGTTCTCAGCAACAGCAAACTCTGGTGCTTGATTACCAACTATCTGATAGGTTTTAACCCTGGATTCTAAAGGCTTATAGGTTTCGATCATTCTTTTTTACTGTCGAACAATTGTGCCATTTGAGTAACTAGAAGTCACTTTATATCCAATTCCAGAAATTTGTTGTCCAGAGGATATTGTGTCTCTGACGATATTTATCTTAGTATTTGACATGTCCAATTGAAGGTATAAATCCTTCAACCCAATGATATCATTGGATTCTGGATATGCTTGAACTTCAACAACACCAGAAGCAAGTGTTGTTTCTACTATATTAATAGTATTGATGATAACTTCACCTTTTACATAGTCTACAGTACCAGCAGAAGGAATAATAACAGGTGGTATTTCGTTATCACCTAAAGCAGACAACTCAACTACTGCAATAGTACCTGTCTTCAAGTCTGCATTTGGAAGATCTGTGAAATATAGAGTCTTGTCAACACCAGAAATCTTAAATCCAGTACTTTTGATGTTTTTACCACCAGCAACTACATGAAAAGAATTACCAAAACATAATTCATATTGAGTAGATGAATTAAAGATAGGTTTCAAGTCTCTTCTTATCTTCAGTTTAGTGATGTTGGAAGTAATTGCACTATTAGTCTCATCAACAATTCTTCCTGCTTCAGAATACTTAAATCTACCACCAAATGCATTCAGATTAGTAGACTTACCGTAAATACTTAATGCATTAGTAACTTGAGACTTCAATCCATCAATATCACTGAAGACGGTTGAGTTATAATAAGCAGTTACATCCATTTCGATGAATAGTATCTTAAGATCAACTATTCTTTGATTAATTCCTGCAATAGAATAACTTTTTAAAGAATCCAATATCTGTACTTTACTAAAGTCAGACAAATAGGTAGAATTTCGAGGTTTAATACTTAGTACAACAGTACCAAACTCAGGTGGATCCAATTCTTCACCACCAATAACAGAAACTGACTCTGCATCTGGGAATATGCTCTGTATGATAGCCTCGTAATCCTTTGCTGTAACCGCCCTGTACTGCGATGAATAGATTCTAGGTGCAATATACTTAATAGAGTCTACACCCTCTATATCACCGCCTCCCTTAGCGTTTGAGATAGTTGTTATACTAGGTGTTGCACTAGCATCAAGAGGATTTCCAGCATCATCTAAAGCATTTCCACTATAAGTGAAGAATTTTCCATCATTCCCCTGCTTTCCATCAGTAACAATATATGTTACTTCGATAATATCATTATTTCCAAGCTTTTTACCAAACAATCCATCACCAAACATCAATTCATACTTCTCATCCTTAATTTCTTGAATAAGATAGATGTTTGACTTCTCATTTATACCTGTAATATTATCAACTGCTGAATATTCAAGTCCAGCAGTAGCTCCAGACTTCCTTACAAATACTCTAATTGATGCAGAATCGATATATGAGTTGTTTAATACAAATCTTTGATCTAAACTAGCGTTAACAACAAAAACTTTCTTTAAAAGAGTACCTTGATAGATTGTGACATTTCTAAATGTCGCTGTTCTAGGAGGATTGACTGTAATATTGCTTCCAGCATCAATTGGACTTGATACAACTATGTCATCTGGGATTGAAAAGGTGAAAGAAGTGTTATTTTGAGCTCCTACACATACTAAACCTTTTGCTAATTTAACTGTATTACTATTTCCATTAAATTTAAAGTCAAAATCAACTATTGCTTGTGCTGATTTTCTTGATCTGGGTACATATCCAATATTTCTTGCTAAAGAAACAACATTTTCCCGTAAAGTTGCTGAATCCAAGAAGGATTCATTAACAACCATATTACTATTAAACGCCGTGATGTAAGTATTATATGCCAAGATGTCAATTAGGATCGACATGTTGGATCCTTCAAAGTCAAAATCAGTAAAATCTGAACTTGCTCTAAGATAGGATTTAATTTGAGCCTTAATTTGGTCAAAATCAAGGTTAGTATACTTGGTTACGGGCATTTTTTTACCTAGTCGCTTCTAGAATAAAGTTGTAATTCTGCCTGGGGAAGTCTGCTCCAACTATTTCATATGAAATTTTCACATTAAAGGTATTTTCATCAGGTTTTGGATCAATAAGTACCACAGGATTCGATACTCTTGGTTCAAATATACCAATTACATCATAAATTTCTTGTGCTATTACACCAGCAGTAGCATCATCTACAAAACCAAATAAGGATCCGTAAATATCTGTTCCAATTCTAGCGTAATACCTTTCACTCAGTCCCGTTTGGACTAAATTTCTAATAGATCTATTGATAGCTCTCTCATTTTTAAGTACCATCAAGTCTCCAGTCACAGGATGTGGCTTGAAATCGAGTGTAATATCCTTAAAAGAACGAGATCTTTTATCAGCCATTATATTGGCAGTATCGTCAAAGGTTATTTATACTCGGTTTCTGAAGGTTATATTAAATGATAGACTAATTCTCTCATTATCAGTGGGATTTTCCCTTACACCATGCATTAACCACGCTGGAAATAGCAATAATTTACCCTCAAATGGTGTATGTTCCCATTGATTACCCAAATGCATATAAAAATTACTAGTGTCTAAGAAGGGATTTGGGGTATGAAAGAACAAATTACCATCTTCACCGTTAGTTTTATGGTAATAAACACCTGAAATATCGGAAGCACCGTGATTATGCATGTGAGCATAGTTATCTTTACCGCATTTTGTAAACCAAGAGATCATATCATACTCAGAATACTCAAAATTACTTGAAATTTCGGTTTTATACTTAAATAAGTGCTTTTCTATCTCCTTTTTGAGCGATTTGTCGATAATATCGTCATTAAAATCTGTAGTAGAGAGGTAATGTGTCCTTCCCCACCCAGAAATCATCGAAAAATCGGTCTTTTTTAGCGTTTCTTCAATTTCTTCTTGAATTTTATCAAAATTATCTACTCTAGCAACATAAATTGGTGCAGAAAACAAATTTTCGATCATTTATATTAACATCCCTCTGAAGTGTGATCAAATTCTTCAAGCAATTCCTCTTCTATAGTTACTTCTATTGAATCATCATCCATTTCCCACTCTTCTGAGACCTTACGCCCAAGTTCTTTAACAGTAGTATGCACAGCAGTTCGTACATATTGTTGGGTTGAATTATTATCACTATACAGCTCCTGTTCATTTACAATACCATCTGATGCAATAGAGAGTTTCATAATCCAAAATAGTAGGGTGGTTTATTTAGACAAAAAAAAGAAGGTTGTTAACCTTCTGGTTTTCCTGTTTTAATAGTAGTCTCTAAGATAGCCTCTTTAATAACAGTCTTTAATTGCCTTAGTTTCTTCTTACCTAATCCTGCCCTTGTATCGATCTTTACCTTTAACCAGTATACAAAAGCAAGTACTAGTATAAACTGTATGCCCTCTCCCCATGAAAGATTCCATGCTTCATTGAGATCGAGACTCGCCGCCGCCAGGAGATTAATCATTTTCCTTGACCTCTATAAGGCTTACGAGCCGAGTTACGGGATGTGGAAGAATATTTGGTATTCTTACCATTGCCTTGCCTAGTCTTCTTCGGTTGTGTTTGAATCGTTGTCCCTGTTGGACTCGTGTAAAGTACTGCCATTTGATGTAAAATGCGAAATAATATCAGGAGACGGATATCCCGTCTCATAGTAACATTGAGATAACTCAATCATCTTATCCATAAACTCCTCTTCAGAGAGACCTGCATAGATCTCTCCTTCTTGGATTACTATAGTATAAGACTCAGATGACTCGTTGCTTTTCATGTCCTACCCGAATACGAGGATCACACCAGATCTCGAAGCCAGCGTTGAGTGCATCGAGACAGAATGAAACATCCTCTCCGCACATGTCCTGTACCTCTCCTGATTCAAAGACTTGCATCTTCGGTGCAAACCAAGGATACTTCATCTCTTCATGTTCCCATACACCATTCTTAATAAGAACCCAACCGAATCCTGTGTAATCGACAGTGAATGGTTTCTTACGCTTAGACATGGTTTCACCAGTTTCATGATTCATGACTCCTCCGTTATTACGGAAGTTGTCCTCATCAAGCCAGTGAGCAACGGAAGTGGTTTGACCATCTTCTGTCATATACCAACCAGCAGCAATCTCCTTGTCCATAAGAACAAGTTGTAGGAACTTCTCTGTATTGAATACAATATCAGAGTCAATCCATAACTGATAGTCATACTTAAGTTTACCATCCCAAGGTATCTGGTCTGGTCCTCTTAATACATTAGCACCAAGGCACTTGCATCTAGCAAAGTTTACCATTGATGAGTAGTCTTGTGAGATCTGTATACTTACTCCATGTTGAACTAAATCAAATGCAAGTTGCACGAAGTTCTTAAGGAAGACATATGAACAACCACGACCAGGCATACAGAAGACAACGGACTTGCCTTTGACTAATTCCCATGCTCTATCGTAGTCCCATTCTTCCTCCGCATTTCTTTTAGGCGGGTTTTTCGCCTTAACAGTAAATCCTTTAGCCATAATGTTTTACTTGGACATCAGTATTATAACAGATTATATATGCTAAGTCAATATGAAGCATCTCCCATATCATCTTGTTCTACTTTAACTATCCGTAATTCTTGATGTTTATTAACTCTCTCTTTAATCTTTTTAAATAACTGTTCCTCATCCAGATTGATTAAATCTCCCACTGGATAGTTATGATCATCGTAGACATGATAAGTTGTGTTCATTCTGCTTCCTCAATGTAAAGACCATCACCATCTATAGAAATATTTACTTCGGTTTCCTCATACCAATTGAAATGATTGACATATGATTCTGGAACTGCTATAATGTACTCATTGGTTACATTATCGACCCTTATGGGAGTTTTGAATTTATCGAATTGTTTCACTATATGCGTGGACTGACCTATGATTTTATATATCAGAAATTTTTTTTCTAGATTGATATCGAAAGGTCGAATTGGGTCGTTTATAGCTTATGAAGTAGGAACCCTATTAAAACACGCATCACGCCACACCACGATAACACATAAGAACAAAAAGACTGCCGATTAAATGTTATTAATTGCCTGGTGATTGCATCATATTAATTATATCATAATAATGCTAATCATGCAATGCTCGATGTTACATTGTGTCTTATAATTGCATCATATAAAATGTTAATTAGTGTGCATATGCTAAATGTTAATTAGTGCATGTAATCATCATAAGACAAAATGTTAATTAGTGTGCTCACAAGTTGTTGATAATTAGTGTGTGTAATTAGCATCATATAAAATGTTAATTAGTGTGCATCATAGTTGTTGTTAATTAGTGCATGTAATATGCATGATGCTCAATGATAATTAGTGTGTCATGATTGTCTCATAGTTGTTGTTAATAATATTATATCATATATGCTCACAATATGTCAATATATGTGTGTGTCTTATGTTATATTATCTCTCATGTAATCATCATAATACAAAGTGTATATGAAGGGGGTGTATATAAGGGGTCTTATATGTAAACATCTGTGTGTGTCTTATGTTATAACAATAGGCATAATACTTCGAGTCTTATATGTTACAAACTGTGTGTCCTCTATTTGACATTATGCCGTGTCCATGTTATGCTCGCTAAGTCAACATCATAATGCCGCAATTAGACCCCTTAGAGTATCATTTAGTGGACACACAGTTAATGACATAAACAACGCATATATGTTTATAAAGGTATTTAAATAAATGCGTAGTTTTCCACAATTTGTATCATTTACGGGGAAAACACTTGTTTATACTTAGTGGTGCAATCTCTCAGACTCATTGTGTATCAAGGGGTCTGTACTTTTGCGCCTG